TGCAATGTCTAACAGTCCAGACCATTTGCTGATACCATTCTCCCATGTTACGTTGATAGGAATCTTAGACTTCTCTTTCACATATCGAGACTTCTCTACATTGATAATAAAGTTATAACCTGTGATTTCAGTACCAGTCTTTTCTTGTTGACGACCAATGATGTAGATGTTGTCGGCGCTGTAGTATGAACCTGTGCCACCACCAACAATTGCTTTTGGAAAAAGACCTATCTCCATATAGGTGTGGTTCACGACTATCATAGGAATATCTTTCATTGTTAGATGCGGTGTGACCATACGAAACAATGACTTGATCTGTTTTGCGCGAGTCATATCACCAACAGACTTTTCATTCAATGCATCGTCTACTTCTTTCTTTGATGCGAGGTTCCCGATCGAATCAACAATAATGATTACCTGATCACCGCGTTCGAGTTGATTGATCTGTTTCATTATATCAAATTTCAGTTGCTCGACATCAGTAATTGGAGTATGAAGAACACGATCCATATCAATTCCGAAAGAGGTGAAATATGTCTGTGGAGTACCAAACTCGGAATCATAAAACAGCAGTGCTGCTTCTGGATATTTGTCCAAGTATGCCTTAGCCATTAAAAGACTGAAGGCAGTTTTAAAGTGTTTAGAAGGTCCTGCCCACATTGTAAGACCGGGAGTCAGGCCGCCGTCAAGTTGGCCTGAGAGTGCCACGTTCACGATTGGAACGCTGGTGGGTATCATATCTTTTTCATTAAAAAATTTTGACTGGGAAAGTACTGCGGTTTCTTTAATCGTTGAGTTTTTCTTCAGTTTGTCAAGAATAGACATCATATATCTCCATTGCAATTGTTATACCATAATACTATAAAAGAGATTGAATGTCAAGACAGATTATGACCTTCTCTGTTCGGTAGTATGACATCAACATCTCTCATAATTTCTGTGCCAGTCATTGCTGTGATTTTCTTGCGATGTTGTAGACCAACGTTACCTGCGAGAATCATAACAATGGCCAAAGGATCGAATACACATACAAGTAATATAATGATCCATCTAACGGCGTTGTCAAAATGGTCAGACGCATTATCTTTACCATAAACTAACTCTGCAATATATTTGAGTGGTCCAATTTCTGCTGCGAGTTCAAGAGTTTGTTTGAGTAGAGGTTGTAACTCGTCCTGTAGTATTTCAATCTTATCATACGCAGAGTCGATTGCGGTATTGACTCTCTGCCTTTCTTCTGATTGCTCACTTCGAACCGCTAGAGCGCCATCTGGTCCACGAATGCGGTCATAATCTTGTAGGATTCTTACTGCTCCATCGAGTTGCGCCAAGACCTCTTCAGAGTCTTTAATGATAGCATTTTGTCGATCAATCTTTCGTTCGACATTATCAATTCTAATTTCATTATTACCACCTTGCATAATAGTCTGATCAACGTGGGCCTTACTGAGGTATCCAAAGATTCCGAGAGACGTTATAAACACCAGTACAACTACTGCGGATACCATATATGATCGTATGAGAAAAGGAGCAATAGGCCAACATCGGTATATCCACGATGCAGCGACCACCTTCGATAACTCCAGTGTACTGGCCATTACAACAACTGACCAAAACGCACCCGCAAAGATAGTTGCGAGTCCGATAATTGAGAAATATCCGCCTACCGCGGTCAACAACAAACCCATCATCAAAACGAGATGACTGATATTCATTAGTCCTCCAATATAGACATTAATTTTAATTTAAATGCGTTAATTTTTTCAACACGATCCGGCCACAGGATATATTCTTTCTCTGGTGACTGTGCTAAATTATTTAACAGAGGTTGAATTGAGTTGTAGATAGTCTGTGCTTTGTCGCGCCACTGTTCTGCTTGCTGTTGCCACTGTTCGGCATGACCTTCTGTTTCCGTAACAGCTTGTTGTATCTGTTGAACCTCTTCAAGTTCATCACTATCGACAAGAGTAAATCCAAAATCAAAGTCTGCTAAGTTGATTGATTCTTTCTCTGTCATTTGAATGATACCACTAAAAGTATTGCTATAAGTAAAATGTTTGTGAAGGCAATCTCAACTGCGAGTATGGTGTGATACCAAACCCATCTTGCCTTATACACTTCCTGTATGTGTTCGTTATCGGCACCAGGAAGTTTCTCTACGATCAAAGCATCTATAGGGTTCTCTTCGACTGGCGTCTCCAGTTTTATTAAAATTTTATTAAACCATTTCAACTAAAAAAGTCCTCTAGTGTACTTTGCTTTTCTGCTGTCCACCCAATCACCGATAGTATGATGTTCATCGGATCGAGATAACCCTTCTCAAACTGTGTGTCATAATCAATGTATTGTTCGAGGCCGAATTCTTTAGGCAACAAACCCGTAGATGCAATTACTTTATCACGAAGTGGATTAGGTAGTTTCAGATAGCAAAACTTAATTTTCTCACCATCTTTTATCTCTTCATATTTCTTGGTGAGTCCATGTTTATTTAGCAGATGATTATATAGCAGTACTCCCTTGACTTGTATCGGAGCACCCTTTCGATAGATCGTATTAGCATCGGCATAGGGTTCAGAATATCTTCGACCGTCACTGGATGTTTTCCATGCGGTGAGACTAACGCCACGAGGAAACGCAACCTTCTCAAAGTCGAGTGTATTAAATTCTTGATGAATTTTACCGATGAAATCTTGACATGTCTTTTCATCAGAGTTCATAATCAACTTGAGTGTTTGTTTAATGTACTCTCGGATCACTGCTGGCGTAGATGACCGAATCGCCTCGATACCCATCATCTTCAGTTTCGGTTCATTGTATCGAACACCTTCACTGTCCCACACATTCATAATGTATCGCTTCTTGGCAGTCCAGATCGCTTTGTCGCCAATGTTCTCCCGTTTCATGATCATCTTCTGATCATAAGCATTCATGTATTCTTTGAGTTCGAGGTAAGACTTATCGATGAATGGTTCAATCTTCTCAGTGGCAATTTTATCGAGAAAGTCAATTGGTTTATCTGGATTGATTCGCTTAATCATTTCATCAAAACAAATATAGACCGAGTCGGTATCAACTGCAACAACATAGTCTTTCTCTGTGTCGAGTATTTTGTTTAGATACTGATTAATTCTTTTCTCAATCCAGCGAATAGATAACTGACCAGACAACGTAATTGCTTCGGCGTTATCCTGCTCGAACCATCGAAAGTATCTGTTAGCAACAGCACCATATGCTGAGTTCAATAGAATCTTCAGGGCATATTGCATGTTATGACTACGAGATATTTCTCTCTCAAGTTCAGCTGAAGGATTCTTCTGATACTCTTGTTGAGCAACAATCATTTTTTTCTTGTACTTTGTTCGGTCATTATACATGCGTTGCATCAAGACAGAAAGAAAACCTTGCTTGTCTTTGCGATAGAATTTGCCGCCTGGCGTGATAGTGAGATCGCGATCTTTTAATATCGATGTATCAACAGACTCATTGAGAAAAGACTCAACAGTAGATTGCGTAGAAATTTCACCTAGATCGAAGATGTCTCGACCTTGCACACGAGTCTCAGGTGATATGTTGTATTGCATAATCAAGTGAGGATACAGTGAGTTCAAATCGAACGACATCACCCAGTCATGCATACCAACTTGAGGTTCTTTCACATAACCGCCTGCAATCTGACCAACATCAGAGTTCTGGTGCGGTTTCTTTGTTGGTATGACAATGTTCTGATCCATGAGATAGTTATGTATAATAGTATCCCAGATTTTCAGAGTTGAAAGTCCGTCTTCGTAATTACAACCAGAGTCATAAGTCAGTGCGAAGATAACATCTATATAACCAAGACGATCTTCGAGCATGAAAATCAATTCAACGTCACGAATATTATATTCAATAAATTTCTGATAATCTTCTTTATATAGAGTGTAGAGATTGCCGTGTTCTGTGTAGTCAATCTTTTTCTCACCGAGTTCAATCTCACAAATGTAATCGAGTCGATAAGATTCTCTAGGTTGTAATTGAAACTTCTTATACACTGCCATATAATCTAGGTTAGCAATGCCATATAGTTCGTAACCCTGATTCTTTTTTGTACCTAACGTAACATTGTATTCACGAACCTTTCCCCAAGGCGACAACCGAAGTATGTGTTCTTCACCAAGAAGTTTGCGAATACGATTCACGAGATATGGTATATCAAAGAACTCGGTATTCCAACCAGTCAGTACGTCAATGTCAAACCCTTCCCAAGCTTTTAGAAACTTGCGGAGCAATTGCTCCTCATCTTTACACTTGAGATAGTAAATATTCTTATCGTCTGTTACGAAGTCACCGCAACCAATCACGACAGTCATATTGCGCCGCTTGATCGTAATCGCGGTGACTTCTTTCTCCGCAACTCCTGGTTCAGGAAATCCATCATCTGATGCTACCTCAATATCGAGCGAAACAATATTGATCTTGCTGGTGTCAGGTTTGATGTTTTTATAATTATCATAAATATAAGTGTAAGCAAATCTATCGTAACCGTAGATAGAAAGATTTTCGACTTGATCATATTTTTTTATAAAATCTTTTGCATCGTATATGCTGTTAATTGATTTGACGGGTTGAACTGGATTGTTGCGTATGTCGGTGTAACCTGATGGTGTCTGCGAAGGCACATACATCGTTGGTTCGTAGGTGTATTTCTTCTGTACTCGTTCTCCAGACTCATCGAATCCGCGGAGAAAAATATAGTTTCCATGATTGAAAACGTTAGTGTAGAATGCGTTCATATATACTCCATGTCAATGTAATAATTATAACTCAAATCACGGGCAAAGTAAAGATGAATAGACAAAATATTTACGATCAACTCAAGATAGATGAAGGAGTTATGTACGAAATATATCGCGATCATTTGGGATATGCTACCTTCGGGGTTGGTCACTTGGTCACTTCCAATGATGCAGAAAGTGGCCAACCAATAGGAACTACTGTCTCAGAAGAGAGAGTACTTGAGATGTTCGAGTTCGACTTAGACTTACACATTTGCGAATGCATTGCTTTGTATGGTGAGACTTTGTGGAAAGAGTTTTCTGGTGAGGTTCAAGAAATACTTGTCAACATGTGTTTCAATATGGGACGCACTCGGTTAGGTAAGTTCAAGAAGATGACTGCCGC